CCCCCACCTGTTTATAAGGCAGAAGTTGTCCCACGGCTGTCCGGACGCGAAGATTGAACCCGGCAAAGCTCTCACCTGGCGCAGTCTCGCCGCTGATCAGAACGCGAGCGACCGTAGCTTTCTCGATGTCAGCCACGAAGCGATCGACAGACTCTCGAAGCGCAGGGTCAAGCAGGTCCTTTGCCAGTTTCTCTGCAGCGTGCCCGGCGGGAACGTGGATCTCCGGAACCGCAGACTCCCCGTACTCAACAGTAACTGAGTCCGGGTTCGGGCCAGTGATCTTTAGGCCAGGCTGCGATCCTTTTGTTAGCGACTCGGAGAACATTACGCTGCCGGCGATGTTTGCGTTCAGCCACAGCTCTGACTTCCACACAGGCCACAAGAGCGGCTGTCGAGAGAACTGGTTATCGGACGCAAGTTCCGTTCCGCCAGTTGCTACAGCCCACGGAATGAACCCGTATGCGTTCTCAGCCGGGCCTGGACGGCCCTTCTTTTTCAACTGCACCTTGAAAGCAACGTTACCTTCGGATGCATTCTCCCCCTCCGACAGCCATACTGCTCGATAATCGTAGTCAATCCAATCGCGCATCACGAACTTGTCGTCTGCCTTCACCTTGTCCTTGGCTAGAGCCATCTGCAACTTGTGGAGCCCGCTGCCCCAGAAGTTCACAGCTTCCGCCGCCGTTACGACGCTCACAGACAGCACGGACTCAAGCATGTAATCCGACCATCGCATGTGGACGCCCATCGGGTTCTTGAGCGAAACAGAGAACTGCCCGTAGGACAGCGCCCGCTTCTGTCGCGTTGTGTTTCCACCGAATGCTTCAATGGACTTGATTTGGGACGGAAGGTGAATGACGTTCGCTACAATCTCATCATAAATCAAGGCGCTGCGGATCACATCGGCCCGGAACGTGGAACGACGCCGTGCAGCTCCGTCCATTTGCCACTTCAGTGCCTGCTCCCACTTATTCGCCTCTGTCTTGGCCTCGTCGCTGGTTGGCGACGCACCGGTCGGAAGCATCTTGAGCACTGTCGACGGATGGATACTCAAATCCTCGTCCAGTTTCGACAGCGTCCGCTTGGCGCCGCTAAAGGCATCGTACGGCGCAGTCTGCCGGATCGCACGAACGTATGGCAGGGCGTCCAGTTCCTCTGGAAGGTTGAACTCCAGGTTTACGATGCGCTCGACGCCCATCTGCATAACCCGAAGCGGAGCGTCTCGATCGTTCAGATCCTTGGCTTGCTCAACGTACCAGCCAATCTGTGTTCTCGGATTCGGCATATTATCCTCTTACCCCTGCGAGTGCTGTCCACGGATTTGTCTTCTTCTTCTTGCGTACAAGCGCCTTCTGCCTGTCAACAGGAACCCACAGGTGAGGCGCCGCCAATCTCAGTGCATAGTATACAGCATCGAGTGCATCGTCGTGCGGTGCGTTCGGCCACAGAAGCCACTGGGCACGGAACGCTTTCAGGAACGGTGTGTCCGCGTTGCTGATCCAGACACGTCCGAACTCGAAGTGCGGGGCCATCTCGATCTCGAACTTCTGGCCCTTGCTCTTGTTTTGTCCGGTGTCGCCAACTACAGGCAGTACCGTATTCAACAGCATGGCGTTGTGGAAAAGCTCTCCCTTGCCGGCGGTTTCGATCGCAACGCCCTGCAGAGTCAAGAACGATTCGCAGATGGCCTTGGACTTCTGCTCTGCCTCTCCCTGGGACATCTTCTCCATATAGCCGTCTTGGACAATAACTCCGCCGCCCGGGATGACCCGGACCCACGCCATAGCGAAGTAATCGCGCTTCTTGTCCTTCAACTTGTCTCTTGTTGAGGCGAAGTCGATGCCCACATACACGGGCCAGTCGTTTTTAATGTCTTCAACCGGGTATTCGTGCAACCACTCCGGCTTCAGGTTGATGCCCTTTGCTGCGTCGAGGTTTAGCAGGAACATCCGGGCGAACTCCAGTGTTCCGGATCGCTTCCGCGCCTTCTCGATCTCTTCAAGGTCAAACACTTCAGGCCAAGTCAAAGTGACCCATTGGCCCATTTCTTCGTAGTAAACTGCGCCGGCGTCGCCTTCTTCGGCGTCCACATAGACCGGCGTCTTCATCACGCCGAACTCCCCAGTCGCTGCGACGTATGACAAAACATCGTTGTAGGTCCACGGAGTACCGATGAACACCACCCACGTCGTCGGGGTGATTACAGGGAACAGCGTCCCGGTAACAATCTTGTTCACCATGGCGCTCTCTTTTTCAGACGCCGTGTTCTTCTCGTTGTTGATGTCGTCTGCAAAAAGTGATCCGTCGGGGTGTTTCCCGATGATCTGTCCGGACGTGTACCCGAGCCCAACGAACGAAGCGTCCTTGGACGTCTTCTTGCGCCGGAACTGCTTGTAATCCATGGACAGATCCACGACCTCGTATCCGCCCGCACCCCAGCGTACATCTTTATCTTCGTGAATGTCAGGGAAGGCAAAAGAGAAGCCGGTGTTATGTTCAACGAAATCCGCAATCTGTGAGCTGTTGTCCTGTGCGATGCCGTCACCGACCTGGATCAGCAACTGAGACTTGTGCGAGTCGATTGCGAGACGGTAGGCTCCGAACGTGTTGGTAATCGTAGTGGTCTTGGTGCTTCCCCGGAAAGCGTAGATCACTGTACCGCGTCCCTTGGAGTGGTCATCGTAGATCTGGTCGATCCAGCCACGAGCATGCTTCGGCAGCGGTCGGTTATGGACAAGGATGTAGAACGCTTCGAAACCGTTCGGTGTATCAGACGCGACAAGATCGCGGACCTTGTCCAGTCCCTTTTTGTCAAGATACAGTTTTGCCATGCTTGTATTGTACTACATACGCAAAAAGCCCCAGTTAGGGGGCTTCGTACGGGTCTACGCCAAAGGCGCAGCGAGCACGATTCGAACGTGCATCTCGCGGATTTGGAGGCCGGAATCGTCCCATTGGACCACCGCTGCGTATAGGTCGAGTGGCGGGAAATTGCGAACCTACTTGAAATCTCCACAGAAGGAAAATCGAAGACAAAATTAATATCCGAGATTCGTGCTTCGTCTGACCACTATCAGGACATATTGCGAGATTTTGCATAGAGAAAATTACATAAATAAGAGCTACCAAATTGACTTCGAGGCTTTCAAGGATGCCTCAATCTTGGACATGTTTTCGAACGGCATTTCCAATAATCTTTGCTTTAATTCTCTCCTTTCAATATCTGCTTGAATAATAAACTCCTCTAACTCCAATTGATAGTCTAGCGGAGGGACTGGCACTTGTATGCTAAAGAGGTCATCCTTTTGCAGTCTTGGCAAAGCAGTACCCGTTTGAAATCTCCCTACAACGGAACTCACGAAGCATGAGGCTAGCACACTTCTAAAAAGATAAGGCCGGACATGCTCAGATTTGGGCCGCAATACGTAAAACTCCGTAGAACAAATACCTTCATCTACTCCTTGGCCAGCCGCGATATACACTTTATTTAAGTTTGGGCGTAGTCGCCCATAAAGCACATCAAATTGAGAAAATATCTTTGACCGCGATTTTACTTCAATACCATTCCTTGAATGAAATTTCACAAGGTCGCCAGTATTTGATTCTACATTTTCTAATCCAAGGTAATTGAAAATCTTTCTGGGCTGCAATTTAGGTTCTATTGCTTTTGTCTGCTCAGTGATTAGTTCTCCCACGCGCATCATGGGAAACTCACTTTTTGAGATTCTCACATCATAGTCAAGGTAGTAAGCGGGATTCCACCGTGAATTCTCCAGCAAATCATTAAATCGTGCTCTTCCCGTTTTCATAACTACCAACCTTCCTCCCTGATGAAAGCGTGAAATTCACTGGCCAGTTCCCAAATATCTAATCCATCCTTGTTTCTCCCTGTCGCGTCATACCCAACATTGTCAACACTCCCCATGAAAACGAGGTAATCATTTGGGAGGACCTCTCCACTTTTGAGCTTTCTGCAGAACAATATGCTTGTACGAATATTTGCTCCAAACGGTGAAAATGCTTCCACTGGGAGGCTGACAATTCCACGCACAGAAACAACTCTGGCTAGCCATTTCCTCACATACTGAAATTTTTGTGTCGCGAGGATGCTTTCAGGGAGGACTATTCCCATTCGCCCCCCAGGCCGAAGAAATTGAATTGCTCTCTCGAGACCGAGCACTTCAATTGGAACACTTTTACGATTTTTGGAGAGTTCAAATTCGCCCAGTTCAGCAATTGCGTCAGCCCGAAGGATTGAGCCAAATGGAGGATTCGTCAGCACCACATCAAAGGTTCCGGGTTGAAGGTCATTGTAATTGTCAAAGTTTAAGAGCGCATCCACGTTCCGAATGTTGCAATGACCATCTTCGTTCAGACGCATTGAGGTCATTGCAATTCTCACCATCCGGTCACTCTTTTCAATTCCGTGCAGTTTCCCTAATGAGTATTTATTAATCTGGTTTTGATTTAATTCCGGGTTCAAACGTCGAACATGGTTAAGGCAATGAGTTAGGAAATGTCCAGAACCACAAAATGGGTCAAGCACTAAATCGCTGCTTGTTGGGTTGGCAATCGCCACCATGAAATTGATGACCACGTTGGGAGTAAAATATTGCCCCATCCCTGAACGAATAGCTGGCGTCAAAACACCTTGAAATACTCGCCCTTTCAAATCAACGTCAGTCTTGGCATCAATTGGTACATCTACCTCGCCAACCCAATCGTTGATCTGTTGTTACAGGTGCAAGTACAGCCGGCCCCGGGCCGCCTTTGATGCGGCGCGGACGCCGATGATCTTCTTGTCAAGCTCCTCGATTCTCTTCTTCCCAAATATTACGTTCCCTTTCTGAGTCTTTGAATGAACTCGTATGTGCTCCATCGGCGTAGCCGGATCTTCTTCTCGTAACTGTCCACAATGTCGGCAATAGCTCCCATCAAGCCGCTCTCTGGGATGTCGACCGGTTGCGGAGCGTCCGCATCAGACGTGCATAGTGGCTTCATGTCGATATCACCGCTATCCACAAAAACCCGAGGATGACAATGACAACAGCCAGAACAAAGCCCACCAGGTTCTCGCCGTTTCTCGGTCGCATAGCTCTCGCTGTCATTTCATACTCTCCGTGATCTTCTTTTGCGCTGCCTGGAACTTCTCGATACCGTCCCGCGCCGAAGCGCACGGTTCGCACGTACAGTGCTTCATCACGAGCTTTTCGAGTTGCGCCACAAGAGGAACTGATGCTGCGAACCCCTCCGCAAGCGCCGCTCTGTGCCTTCGCTCATTCATCGGCAGCTCCTCCAAATCCCACATCGATCCGCTTCGCCAGTTTCCGCAACCAGATCGCTACGTTTCTGCGCAGG